ACTCCGGCTGCCGTAGGAGGATATGCGGGATATTGGCTGTAACCGATAGCGATACCGATGTACATTTCGCCCGATGCTCCGGTATACGGAGAAATGGTACCATCAGTGTTCAGCTTTACGGGCTGACCCTGAACTATGGTATCGCCTTTCTTTACCGGGAATGCCTGATGAAGCTTGTGCGATTCACTTTTGTAAATCACAGCCTGCGGGGTTCGGGAACCCACTTTGTGTAAGTCTGCCATAATTTAATTTGAGATTTAAGTTACTTTTCTGTTATTTCTTTTCTCCTCGAAGTTTCCGGTCGGCCAAAGCCTGGGCAACTGCCTGAGTAGACTTGTCTCCGTTCTTCGTCTCGTCTTCTACCTCTGGATTGATAGACGATGCCCGGCCCACGTCCTGAGAACCGCAATGATTGCAGTGCATCGGGAATTTGTCCTCCAGCTGTGCATCGTAGGTCTTACGCAGAGCACTGAGGGTCTCCATGGTAGTTCCTTCGTTCTCCAGGAGTGCCAAGATATTCTGGTCTACGTTCTCCTCGCCGGAAACTTTCTTGTAGGCAGCCACCGTCTCCTCACGGAAGGATTTGATATGACCGTCCCAGTTTTTCTTTGCTTCCTTGTAAGATTCCATGTCCTTCTCGAGATTTGCTTTCTCTTCCTTGAGAGTCTGAATCTCAGTGTCTTTGGAAGCCACGGCCTCAGTGAGGCTCTGATTCTGCTGTACCAGGTTTTTAATCTGGGTGAGAGCCAGCTCTGTCGAAACTTCCTGACCTTCAGAAAGGGTCAAAAGATTTTCACCAAAGAGGCTCGCCAGCACTTGCTGCAATTCTTTGTCCATGTTTGTTTTATTTGTTTGGTTATTGTGGTTACCCTTTCTGGCACCCTTTTCATTATTAGATTGGGTAGTATTGTACTTTATCTCTTTTTCAGAAAGAATCTTGAAGTCGAACATAGATACCCTCTTTGCTGGGTCATTTGCTTCGGCAGCTTTTTCTTCAGAGAAAGAATAGTACTGACTTCCTGCATAAGCAGGGCTGTTTAACTTACCGCTTTTGATAAGCTGGGCAAACGGGTCTGCCCCATGCCATACCAGAGATGTCTCTTTATAAGATATAATCTTGGTAACAACTCTACGAATCAACTCCCCATTCTCAGTATATGTACCAAGTTTGGAATAGAACTCCCATATATCTTCAAAGGCATGAGAAGGTTCCCATGCAAACTCTACAGTTACAGAATTAGAATGTATTGACGGAGGGTCCATCTGAATACCACGAGCTATACGGGGATTGGAAAGCCCATCTATCTTCATGATACCATTGATACCAGCAGGGATAATTATCCCGGTCTTTTCATCCTGATAAGCTTCTTGCCACTCTACAGACTTAACTGCTCCAATAGCATTAGCTACATCGGTCTCATGGTCAAGGTTAACTGATTGACCTACCAATAAGGGCATTGATTCCTTCAGTACTGCTTCTGGAAACTCAGTGGGATTGTACTTCTTTGCCACTATTGCGGCAGAAAGCATTCGGAACATTGGCTCTATAAAGTCACTGTCCTTTGGCTTTAACATTTCTGGAGTTACTTCTGGCATGAACTGGTTGACATTCAAAGTGCCTCCCCACATACCAAACCTTTCCAGTGACTTCTTAGGGTCTTCACTGAAGTTGACAGTACCCTTGTAGAAGTTTTCGGAGAGAGAGTGAGCATCAATAACTACTTCTGGTACATTAGATACCATCAAGCTATGAGCCGCACTTAACACCATTACATCGGTGTTCTGATGAACATTTGTCATAATTTATCTTGGTTTACTGTCTTGGTCTTTTCTTTTGGGATTAGGGTTTGTTTTATCCCTGGTCCTACGGTCTGACTTGTCTTTGTCATCTTCCCGTTTCTTTTTCTTCTTACCAGTATCTGAATCTCCCGTACCATCTGAATCATCCGAATCCACAGGAGTTCTTGGTTCGGGTTGGTCCGGAGTTTCATAACCCATATCACGAGCAAACTGGTCCTGACTGATGATACCCTGATTATACAGGGTTACATTTACACGAGCCCGATATTCACGGGCCTGCTGTAACTTAATATCATCAGAAACAGTTGAAGTCCCGAACTTGATAGTTATTCCCTTATTATTGAACCCCGCCAGGCGCAATTCTAGAGAATAAAAAAACTCCAGTACAAAGATTACCAGGGTTTGGATATTCTTTAACTGGGATATCATCTTAGACAGCTGTATACCAGCTCCACCCTCGGTACCACTCTGTGATGCAGATACTCCAATGATAGAACCATTTACTCCGAGGCCGTTTGCTACGGATTGTTGATTCATATTCCAGGGAAGGTTTATATTCTGCATAGAAGCCGAAGTTGACCTCAGTTCGAATTCATGGTCATCTATGTAACCAACCACTACTCCATCTGACATACCACCAACGATATTGGTCTTCATCTTCCTGAGAGTACTTTCCAAACGAGCAGCATAGGCTTTTTCACTTTCTCCAGCAGTACGAGGAGGTTTAGCCATCTTAGCTTCAAGGAAACCAACCATACCCATTACCTCCATGATATGTTTGAAATTCTTTCGCATGGTATGCTGACCAGCGATAGAATCCAAAGCCGACATAAATGGAGGTACCCCGTAGGGTTCATCGGTATCATTGTACATACCAACATAACAATAGGTCTCGGTATTCAATCGTATGAATGAATCCTTGAGACCATCTACCAAATGAGGGTTTCTTTGATATGGGTGATATACTCCATTGTTCTCTCTCTTAAACCTTATAGTTTCGGGTTTAATGAATAGTATGGTTTCCAATCCTGTTAACTTCTTGTTTGGTACTCCTTCCACCGATATAGCACCACTAACAAGAAGCTGAACTATGAACTTGTTTACCAACCCATCTATTCCAGCTGTATACTTCGACCACCTCTTGGATACATTCCTCAAATGCTCCCTCATCTTGGTAGACTCCTCAGGAGTATTGTTTGGGAAGTCAATAGTATGACCTGTATTTGACAGCTTGAACATGTCCTGCAATGCAATGCTGACGTCCGGGTTTATCTTGTACAGGTCCCGAATGATAGGTATTAGTTCTGTTCTGAACGTTGGGGTAACTAAGTTCGTCATACCATTAAGAGTGGTAATGAGTTCAGAGTTCCCCACACCATCATCTGGTTGAGAAACTCTGCCCGGACTTATTGAACCCTTTCCCTCATCTTTGTTCTGAGATTCCACAGGCTTAGACCTGGTGAACCAACTGATAGGATTAAGTTTCATGTTATATTGAATGGTTTATGCTTACTGAGGAATTACTACAGTACCAGATGGACTGTGAGACCTGATATGATTTGTGATGGCTTTACCGAATATAGCATCATCGGAATATGTTTCACCTTCCAAATCTAGGTCCATAGATGAGTTATTCATTCTATGCTTACCACGAGCAATTGGTCTTCCAGCCCCGTCATAGATGAAAGTATATGCTTCTTGTACAAAGAACGGGTCTTTTACAATTACATTCTCTTCCCGGATATCCTTCTCTAAGTTCTCGATGATTACAGAACGGTTCTTGGTTGTAGTTAACCATCCAGGGAATTTATCTTCCTCGGGTCTGTTCTTCCTCTTCTTACGTAAGAGCTTAGTATAGAAGTATAAATTAGGATATCCCTCATCCTGAAGTATGGTAGTTACCGTCATACCAACGTCGTTAGTCTCTGGGGCTAACTTAGCAAAGTTATACTTCTCTCCAATATCTCCAAGGAGTCGGGCATACTTGTTCAGGGGTATTCTCCCCTTATATACTGCAGCCTCTTCTCCTTCTTTATCCATACAGGTGAAAGCAGAGTAGTCAGTACCTCTACCAGTAGCACAGTCACCACCAATAAAGTATTCTTTGTTCGGGTCTGGTTCGTTGAACTCTTTATACTGACCTTTGAGACGAGTATTGATAACAGGGTAGTCGAATAAGCATTCCTCTATAGCTTTAATATCAGCTAAGTCAAATACTGTATTACCTGATGATAGAAAGTCACCATCTATCTCCTGAGCAGTTCTCTTGGGACCAAGAGCAGCAGACATTTCTTCATACCATTTCTCATCTCGGTCAGGGTGCATCTGCCAATACAATCGGATTGGGTTGAATGGGTTGCCTCCAGATATGGCATCTACCCAAGTACCATGGAAGAAGTTCCCTACACCATAAGGGGTGTTATGAGACACGTAGTCTTCGTTGATGAGGTAAGATTCATCGTTTTCAACGCAAATATCATAAATGGTATCGTAATACTTTCTAACTACTTTAAGCTTAGAAAGGTAGATACTTGTACACCTTTTACCAGATACAATGCGTTGAATATAAGGTTTATTCAGCTTAACTCCGAACTTATATTCAACCTCCTTAGATATCTTATCTAACACTCCATAATAGTAACCAAGCTCTTGATAACGATACCTTATATAAGCTACTACTCTTAAGTCGTAGTTGAATCCACCTTTCAGCTTAGACCCAAGCTTCATGCCATAAGAGTATTTTGCAGCTTTTTGACTGTTCTCAGCTACTGTAACTATCTGAAGATTGGTTACATAGTTGTCTGAAGGATTGTTGTTAATGTGGTCAACTACATATCCTTCTGGAATTTCTCCTAAGAATACTTTAGCCACCAGATTGTGGACACATATCTTTTTCTTTTGACCCTTATTCCACAACCTTATATTTAGGTATCTCTCCCTATTATTACAAGGTCTTGGTAACTTCTCTACCCTCGTCCCATTCTTTACAATGAAGATTCTTCCCCAGTTGGAGACTTCATAGTTTGGATAACCAGGTATGGGTTTGCATATCTCTTTCTTGGGTTTTACGGTTACTGGATTCTGCTCCAGACCGCTTATACCAGTATGATAGAAGATAGCAGGTATATCTCGTTTGATTATCTCTGAAACAGGTAACCAACCTTCAAGAGTATACAACTTATGTTTTGGAGTACATTTAATAACCCTACCTTGTTCATTGTGAACTTCCCAAGTTTTCAGTACACCCTTATTTACAGAACCAAGTACTCTCTGCCACTTTCCGGTATGTGATAATACTCTCAACCCGAGATGAGATATATCCATCTTACCAAAGGTCTTAGGACATATAGAATCAACTCTGAAAGGTCCATCTTTACCTATTATCTGAGTGTCACCCGTGATACATGAGTTTACTATAGCAGCACCACCAGTTGATAGAGTAGGGAAGGCTGATGCCCAGATAGTTGAAGCCCATCTTACAATTGCTGCTTCATCAATCACTAACAACGACAAAGATTCAGAACGACCCGCTTGGTCTGAAGTTGGAATAGATTCTATTACAGAACCATTTGCAAACTCTATAGTTGATACAGAACCAAATTCCCCAGCACGACCATTTATAATGGGCTCTTGTAGATACGAGGGGAGATTCTTGTACATGAACTTAATCTTCTTTAGTACCTTCTTTGCTACGGTGTCCTTGATTGAGATAATGTTTATCTTCTTGTTAGGATGATACATTGCTAACCAAAGACAGTAGAGAGAGATTAGCTCAGTAATACCAGCCTGACGAAACTTTAGGATGATATTGAACCTGTTGAGCATAAATTGGTATAGCACTGCCTTTTGAAAAGGATAGAGCAAGAACTTTACCATGCCCAACACGGGGTTTATCACGTAGCAGAAAGTAGAAAAGAAGAAAGGGTCTTTCATCACCCGAACCAATGTCTTAAGTTGTTCAGGTGTAAGACTTGCATCTTCAACTAATGTCTTCTTTCTTGCCATGTCAGAAATTGTATGAAATTCTTAGGTACGGGTCGAGACCTAAATTGTCCCGAAGTTTAGGATAATAGTTGATATTCAACCCGGCTTCATAATTAAATTTACTGGTATTGTATTTCAAGCCTAAATCCAAATCATGGAAGTTATGTACTGGTCGTATGGTATACTGAGCTACTGGATTAAATCTTTTTAAGAAAGATGTTTTCTTATGGGTTAATTTACCATCCAGGTAGTTATATTGATAACGAAAGTAATTAACTGAATACTCCTCAGTAATAAGCTTACAATCAGTATTGAATGTAGTGATAGATAGTTTATCCCTATTTGAAAGTATTTGCAATAATTTAGGAGCCAGAGGATAATTGGTCAGGAATAATTCATTGTATTCAATTTTAGTTGAATCCTTTTGAATGATAGTAACTACTCTATCAACATATTCAATTCGTTCGATAGGAACAGAATCTATCTGATAGAGGAATACCATTTTGGGTAATTGAATCTTAGGGAATTCAACCTTTGGTACAAAGGGTTTATTAACCCAAATGGTATCAGGTTGCTCAGTAGAATTTTTAAGGTCATGCCTTAATTCAGAATTTCGGTTCCATAGCCAAAATATGGTTAAGGCCATAATTATAAAGGCTAAGGTTAGGATTACATTTTTCATGGTTCAGGGTTTATGAAAACAATTAGGGGGGATTATAGGGGGGTTAAAGAAAGTAAATCTTAAAGCTAATACTTAAAAGCTAAGTACTCCAGCAAGCTGGAGGTTATTTTCGTATTTTTCTAAAGAAAAATACTCAATAACTGCGCATATACGTACGCGATAGGGGATATTCATTTTGATATTAGACCAGCCTTTTGTAAACATGATTTTAACCACAATGAATTCTCATATACGGCACCCTTAGTTAGGGTATTTCTCCCTTTATTCAACCAATAAGTTGGATTAGCCTTATCAAAATAAATTCGGAAGGTTTTGGGAAAGCCCATAATCACCCTATATTCTTCAAGGCCAATAATCCTTCCGTGGGGATTGAATTGCCTGGATGAAGGTCTTACAGTTAATGGGTAACTTCTTTTTCTATTGCGATATACTCCCGGTAGAGTCTTCATCTTCTGAGTTCTCATAGGCCACTTATAGTCATTTTTGAACTCAGTTCTCCATAGCTTTCTTACTTGAGCTACTGTTAGAGTGGTTTTAGATTTATCAGCATAGTGATACATGGCTAACTTTTTATCATCAGCTTCCCGATAATTTAGGTCTCTCCTAACCTCTCTTTTCAATTGACACAGATTCTTGGGTTTGGTAACCTGAAAAGTATGGTCAAATATCTGGGGATTGATTTTTGAGTCTTTTCTCACTCCTATCAATACCAAACGTTTCCTACTTTGTTGGGAATTACCGAATACCGTAACGGAGTGACAGTGAACTATAAGTTTGTAATCGGGTAAATTATGCTCCCATTCCCCGATAGGGATAAAATCTAGAAGTTTAGGGAGGTTCTCCAGCATAAATACTACTGGTTTGAATTTCTTAATACTGGAAAGATATAAATTGAGGGTGACATCCTCTCGAGGTTTACCAAGGGATTTTTTACGAGAATAAGAAAATACAGAGCTATGTCCACATGATGGAGAACCGAGTATTAGGTCTATTTTGGATGCTTTTACCTCTTCCAAAGACCTTATAAGGGGTATATTTCCAAAATTAAGCTTCCATTGTTCTTCTTTTTTGGAGTGAAATACTGCTCTTGGCTCTACATTGGCTACCAGATATTTCTTAAACTCGAATAATAGAGCTCCTTGAGCTCCACATACACCTAAAACATTCATTGAAAATAGATTTATATAATATATACCTGAAGGTCTTGCGAAAACTATATAATATTGCATTAAAATAATAACAAAACTCATGAAAGTTGGTAATTTACTACTGGTAACAGGTCCTGCCTTCTTTGAAAAGACGGCGATTAAGGAGAGGAAAAAGGGAATTTACACTCTTGATAATGGTATTAAGACAGATAGAGACCTCAATCCTCTCAATTCTAAGTATCAAATCGAGGTTTTCAACGAAGAAAAATACAAAACTATGGTAGCACAGAGAAATTTGAACCGAGATATTGAGAAATTGGCCTCTATCAATAAGAAAGGGATAGAAAATCCTGACCTAATCAGATATGCAGCTGCCAAAATAAGCCGTATTATCGAAAAACTGGAGAAAAAATGATACGTTTCTTGATACATTGGTTTACAATCAGAGTTATCGGTTACTCTGCTTATTGTGGGGGACTAACTTGGAAAGCTCTAAAAGGAGTGAATAAAGAGTATGAAGGTAATGAATCTTGGGCCAATGGTAAGAAAGAAGCATTTAGAACACTCATAGTCTGTATCACCCTCATAATAGTAATATCATGTCTGATATCCTAATGTTCACTAGCCCTGCTCCTACTTGGTTGGGTTATACTATTTTAAGTTTTTACATTCTTGGGTTCTTCTTTTGCCTATTCATTCGTAGTGTAATCGAAGAAACCCCTCTCAAGAAAGCTTCAAATCCAGTAAGGTATGGAGTTTTATTCCTTATATGGGTAGTAAGCCCAGCTGTAATTATCGGATTATTCACACTAACTTTCAAAATATTATTTAAGAATGGTAACCGAAATAAATGATACCGAGATAATACTGAAGATGGTCAGTGATGAAGAAAAGCAATCAATACCTGTTTGGGATGCTTACATAGAGAAAGTAATTATAGATGGCAGTATTCCTTCTCTTTTAAGAGATATCCTCTCTGGAAAGATAAAGAATTTAGTGAGTTTTCCTCAGAAGTTCAGTGGTCAATTAAAAGGTCACATTGAAAGTGAGATATCCTCTCTAGAGAAACGTGTATACCATAAACACGACTTGGTATTTACTAAATTGAGGGTAATAAGGGAGCATTATTCATTAAGAATAACTACAGCTCAAGGTCAACACTTTGATATTTGGGAACCTTAATAATAATTATATGTCAGTAAAAGTTTATACTCCGGGTCAGTTTTATGATGCTGGTGGAGTAGTAGAGGAAATGTTTTACCAAGAAGTTGGTAGAACAAAGAAGTACTTAAGGAAGAGAGTTGGTTTTGTACGTTCTTTTAAACAAGTAATCAAGAATCTAAAGGATGAAGCTTGGAGAAAGTTTCATTACATGAAAGCTAACGTTAGAGGGGTAGATTATACCTTGGTATATGACCCCGATAATGAGGAATACCCCTATCTTTTCGTAGAAACCAAGTTCTACTTCAAACAAAAGGCCAAGGTTAAAGAACTAGACCAAAAGTAGTAAATGTAATCACACAAAAGAGGTCAGATAAATACTGACCTCTTTTCCCTTTTATATTATTCCAAGCTGTGGTATTGATACCCAGGTATTCCTGTAGATGAGATAGTAACGGTGACTATGGCTCTAGTTTGGTCGTTGTTAACGAAACCTTCTACAATGGGTTGATTACCGTCTACAGAATAACTATGACTAAAGTGAAACTCTACCTCTGAATCATTAAATCTGAACCCCGTGGATATGGCCCTCTGTTCATATAGACCACCATAATTATAACTATCTACTATCATAATGCCATCTATCTGTTCATTTTTAACTTGATCGTAGATAGTTATCAGTTCAACTGTAGATAGTACATCGGTCGTCCAACCTCCCCCAACATTGGTTGGTAAGGGTAATTTTGCGAATTTCATATCATCTTCGATTATAGGTACATTACCTTGGTGAAATAAAAGTAAACTCATATCGTATGGTTTATGGATTAAAAGTATATCACTATGATATACTTTTAATGATGTAATGTATACACAACAAAGCCCAGTAGAAACCTATAAACTACTGGACTTAATTTTTAATCTATGTTCCAATAAAAACCATCCAATGGGTAACATGTAACTATTTCCCTATTACCATTTAGACTTTGACAATCAGAAGCTGACTATAAAGGTAAATAACTCCGGTATACAAATGCCAACAGACGACCAAGTACAGATAATAGACTACATTACCCTATATGCCAATGGAGATTTAGATATCCAGTTATTAGATAGGTAATCGTTCTAAGAGGGGCTCACTACCAAGGGTCCCTCTTATTGTGTGTATACCTTGATACCGAAACGATATCTTCAGGTCTATATCCCTTAAATTCATGAATACTATGTTAAAGGTTTTATTTCATATCCTTTTCTTCCTTATGGGATTCACACTTACATTGGGAATAATGGGTGGGGTCCTTTGCTCGTTGCAGAAACATTCTAGTAAATTATTACAAATAATAGGTGAGTTATTCATATTTGGAATAATTTGCATTCTGGTAGTCACTCTTACAATAGTTATAATTAAACCCTATGCCTAATCATGGAACAGAAAGAGAAGAATAAGATTATCCTGGAATGGATAACCAAAGCCAAGGAGATTTATGTGAATACCATTATTAATTGTGGAATGTGCAAGTCATTCAAATTGGCTGTATTAAGGGATTCAGAATTAGAGAAGTCTTTGATTTGTATCTTACAGGATATGGGACATGAGTCAGAGATACTTGATGGTAAACTATTGTATAATCCTGAATGGCCTTTTATACTTATCCCTGAATTCAACTTTGAGTTTTTGGGTGGGGATAAAACTACTAAAGCTTATATGGAAGTTCAAAACCATAAGTTGACCCTTCGAGAAATATTTTGGTGGAGTAAGTGGGATAGTGAAGTAAGGGTTAAGGCTTTTGATAATCTGATAAGGATATATAAGGCTAAATCATAGGCCTTATAATTGGAGCCTTAAAAATATCCTGGGAAAATTTTATGAAGAGCCTTTAGATGGGTTCTTCATTTTGTGTAGGGAGAGGGGGGATGTGGTTATGTGGCATGTGCCTTTCAGGAAGAGCTTAATGCGAGGTTTCTTTGGGAGCTGGCAGTAAAAAGGTTTTGGTACCTTAAAGAGTCTTATCACGAGGTCTTCAAAAACATCTAGCAGTAAAACGGGGCCACGGTGTCCCTATCGCAAAATTAAATTTTATTAAAAATAGGGGACAAATTTGTCCCCTATTCGATTTTATTTACTTGCTTTCTTTTTCATTCATTGCAAGTAAGAAATTTTTGATTGTGTCCCTTTTTTCTGTATTTGCATTTGCATCAACGATGCAATTTGTATTTATATATACTTGCTTTGCATATTCTTGCCATGCTTTTTTTAGTGCTTTCCTTTTTTCGGCATTTTTGTTACTTGCAATGAATTCTGCTATGAACGCATCCAACTTTTTACGCAACTTCATTCGCAGATTCTTTTTTTCTTTGTCGGTTTTGCATTCTGCAAAAATTTCTTTTTTGTAGATGCTTTTTCTTTCGTTGGTCGAAAAAATTTCGTTGCCGATTGCTAAAATTTCATTTGCTTTCATAGTAGTAAAATTTTTAATTGGTTTAACTTTTATTAGTTCTTTTCTGTATTACAAATATACAACAAATATTTTCAATTACAAAATTTTAGACCTAAATTTTGATTATATTTTCCTATAATAGAATGGATTAGAATAAATATTGCCTATTAAGGAATTAGGGTGTTAAGGTAGGTGGGTTTAATGGTAGGTTGAGTATAAGGTTATTGTTGGTAGGAGGGTTTGTTGGTATAAGGTCTGATTGAAATATGGTCTTAGCTGGTGCCAGTGGGTACCTTAATTCCCTTGCTAAGGCCTTTAATATTCCTTTTCATTTTCGGCCTTGGTCCTTGGGAATCTAGAACTATATAATTTTATAACTAAGTAAACTTATATTCCGTAAGTACTAAGTTTCTATGATATGCCCCTACTTGCAAATGGGAACACTTTATTTTGCATTGCACTTTAGGAAAATTTTGAATACAGGGTTGGGATTGGTGCCAAGAGGTGCCTGCATGGCCTATAATATAAAAGGCCTATAAGCCAAGCTACTAAAAGCGATATAAGGCCTTAACCATGTACATACCTAAAAGGCCCACTATAAGGTAGGCCTAAGTTTAGGTTTAACCTGGGTTTATTCCAGGTAGGATATATTTAGGAGAATAAGCCCGTCGGCGATATTTGATGAGGTTATTCGGATAGAGCCCAGGTCCGAATTAAGTTCGAAGTTGAGTTTTTCGATTATGGGAGTTTCGAAGTCCCGGTCGGATTCCTGGTAGGAGGTATCCAGGATAAGGGAGGTGATTTCGGCACCGTGGGCAGAATCGAGAGTCCAATTGTGAGAGTGATAGAAGGAGAGTTCCTCGGGTTGAGGGAGAAGGTCGGTGAGGGTTTGAGCAATTTGGGAGATTGCAGGGAGTGCAGAGTTGAGCATGGAGAAGGTTGCAAGTTGGTTTTGCAGTTGGTTCTCAATTTGATTTTTAATTTGATTTGCTTTCATAATTGTAAAGATTAAAAATTAGTTATTTCTTTTCTGTATTACAAATATACAACAAATATTTAATTTGTGCAAATTAAATATTAGGGCCTTCAAGTGGGCCTAAGGTTTATGGCCACTATAAGGCACCAGAGGGTACCCAGGTTGAATCCATAAAGGCCTTATAAGCTCATAAATAAAAAAGGCCTGGGTTGGCAGGCCTAACAGAAAAGAGAAATGAAAGCAAATAGGTGGGCCAACCCCCACCTATGCCAATGTCTCCATATAGGTTATATACATTCCCAAATCACTATCCGCAAAGGTTAATGCAATCCCAGCCCGGTTCGAAGTTACCATGGTAATCCCGTTACCAACTTCGTTTACCTTGTAATCACCTTGAACATATTCCTTGAATTGCTCGGTTAACCTACCGGTTAAATCCTGGCTTGCCTCGCATAACTTATCATTCCAATCGTAATCCTCGTTATACAGAGTCGGATTATATTCCAGGAACATAGCCTGAAACCAACTATCATCACTGCGAGGGTTAAACTCCTGGGATATACCCGGAATAAAATACGAAGCCCCGTTACCTGCCTCGTAAGCCTTATCCTTAATTAACCCCTTAACCGATGCAATTAAATCAAATCTTTTCATAACCTTAAAATTAGTTAATTATTATTATACTGTATTACAAATATAATATAATTATACTATATATGCAAATTAAATATGAAGGCCTTTGAAGGTTAGATTTTATCGACCTCCAAACCTTCCGGACCCATATTCAGGATATAACCTGCCTGAATCAAATTATTAACTACCGAGGGTACACATTTCTTAATATGCAACCTGAATTCCGATTGACCCATATATCCTACGAAGTTATCCTTGGGAGTATTGATGGCTAATTCAGTTGAATGGTGTTTGGAAATGATTTCCAGGGCAGTGGTAAAATCTTTAGAATTAAGCATGGCTTTATGGATTTAAGGATTATTCGTATATAAAGTATTGACCAAAGGCCTTAACCTCGAAGGCCTTCTTTACATTGGGATGGTTATATACCTCTTGGGTATATATTGTAACCAAAGCTCCGATAATGAATCCCATCGTTAAGAGTAGGGATATTAGGATTACCTTTCTGATTCTTTTCATGGCCTTAAATGTTTTAGGGTATTATTTCTTTTTTCTTTATACAAATATAATCATAATATATTATATATGCAAATAATTCTTTAAGGCCTACCTTTAAGGTAGTTTAGGGCCTTAAAAGGTACCCTAAATGTGCCTTAACTTGAGAAATCAAATCTCCAATACTCTATTCCTGGCATATCGATTTTAGACACCTGTTCCAAAATCCCCTAAAAGACTCGCATATATATATATATATAATATAGATTGTATTCTTTAGGGATTAGGATTAAGGCCCTTAAAGGCACCTAAGTGTACCAATGAAGCTATTCATTTATTCTCATGTATAGACAAGTAGAGTGGCCATAAGTCTCTTTATCGAAAAGGCCTTAGCTATTGGCCTTAACCTTGCCTTAAGAGACTTATGATTATATAATATAGACTTGATTAAGGTAAGGGTTTGGGTACCTTAAAGGCACACTTTTGGGCTCTCTTTGGGTCTTAGGGCCCTAAGTCTGGTTAGCTACTACGTATAGTAACAAAGATAGCTCCAGAGCTCTTAGGGTACACAGTAAGGCCCTACCCTTGCCTTAACCAAAATTTTTCCTCACCCCGATTTTATGGCCCTTGGACTTCTTCGATATCTGAACCTTATCATCGACTGCCTGTTAACTTTTGCCCTATCTGAACACACAAATAAAGGCCTCTAAGATAAAAGCCAACCTTAAAAGCCTTATATGATTGATGATTATAAGTATATGTATTTATATAAGGGCTTATATATGGATGTATATATTAAGGATTGTATTGATATTTGGGATTTTTCTTTGTTTGGGGTTGGTTGGGTATTAGAATCCTGGCTTCAGGTTGAGATGCCTTAATACTTCCCTTAGTTCGGAATCTGTATAAGCCTTTGCCTTTTGGATTGGGATGTTGTTATGGTTTGAGGCTATGATGATGGCCTTTTCTTTTGATACCTTAATTGATTTTCTTTGTTTCATAGGTTATTATTTGGTTGTGGGCATATCTTCTTTTTCTACCCAGATTTTATCTATGGTGGTTCTATGGAACCTGCCTTCGGTATTTAGGATTATGGCCATTTGATAACCTGAACCACAGTGCCAATGTTGGATATATCCCTTGTATACAACATCAGTGTAAAGCCCAGTATCTTCATCCCTTTCTTGACTGGTGTAATGTACTAAAATGTCTTTCATAGCTTTATTTGGATTTAGGGTAGAACTTATTCTTGAGAGCGGTGTAATTCCTTGTAGAGTTCAGATAACTTTGCATTGAGTTGATTCATTGAGAGATCTCTTAATTCTCTGGATTCAGTGCATTTCATAGTATAGATGATTATGAGTAATAAGTATCATCTGCCCAGTTTTCTCCTACGACATCCTGGATGTTTTGGATTTTCTTCTGGGATTGGTAGGAAGTTCTTTCCATTACAGAAGGTATAGCATCCTCCTCCCTCTTCTAAGGGTCTCTGACATTTTGTGCAGATATGGGTTGAATTGGATTTAGGTTTCATGATTAGTATTTTATTTGGATGATTACCCAAGAAACTATCAGTATTACAGCTACCAGGATTATCCATTCCAGTAATGCTTGCAATAATAACTTAAGTGTTTTCATATCCAGCTATCTTTGAGTTACTAGATTGGGTAGTAGCAGCGGATAGAGATGATACCTCCGTGATTGCGGATTACCCATGTTTGTTCGTATTCGAAATAATTCAGAGACTCGTAAATATCGAATACTGATTTCAGTTCTGTATTTGTACCACCAAATATTTCCGTACCCGGAGCCGGTGTGAAGGTGAAAGTATGATGACCACCATACTGATTGTTTCTGGTCTCTATCTTAGTGAGGAGCATACCATATCTCCGGAGAAATTCCCTGAATGTGCATTGGAAATACATTTCGGGGTCTGTCATGCCTTGTCTTTTGCACCATCCGTGAACTTTCTTCAGGAGGTATAAGTAATTGTCTGGTTGTTTTTTCATGGCCTTAATTTATTTAATTAATTATTATCTTATTTCCTATATACAAATATAGCAAATATTTTGTAATTATGCAAATAAATATTGAAGGCCTTTACCAGCGTTCGTCTTCGATAGTGATGCGAATGTGGACATTTTGTTGAGGATGCTCCTTTAACCATCTCTCAATCTCTCCAGCCCTTTCGAGACTGTCGATATAGTCTGGAGCTAAAGCCTTAACTGTTTCATAAGGTAAGCTCCCATCGGGATTTATCCAGGGTTTAGCAGGTGGCTCTTTTTCCTGGTTTTTATTCTCGATTACTGCCATAATAACTACAATTAGAACAATGGCAATAGCTAACCACATGAATATGATTAGAGTACTGCCTTCTGAGTTTTTGTCTTGAGTTTTCATGAGACTTTATCTTTTAGTTGAACATTGTGAGCTGACATGAGTTCAGCTTTTGACATGAACTCTTTCATGTGACTCTCTCTAATGAGAGTGAGTACCTTCTCTCCTGTCTTGGTGTTGACCATCATGGTAGGAAGTATCTTAGACATTTTAGGTAATCCATCTTTACCGGGTTCCAAGTCCTCAATTAACTTTATTTCCGCTTCGGAGTCTAACTCCAATATGTACGGAATCAATTCAAACATTTTCATAGTTTTGACTTTATGATATCCCTGATACCTATTAGTTTTAACTTTTGTTCAGGGGTTAAACCTGGGTCCTTCATTGCTTTGTTGACTTCAATATATAACTCCTGCATCTTTATTCTATAGAGAGGCCCTTTGATATGTTTACATACCCAGTTGTATTCTCTACATATTTTATTAATTGAACTCATGCCCTGATGGTTATTACTAATCCCAGGTTACAGCTCCCCACCAGTACTTCATCATCCCCGGTAGAGAGAATCTCCTTCAATTGTGTTAATACCCCTCGGAAATTCATCCGAGTTGCTCCTTCTGATTCATGGAACTTGACCAAAAGAGTATGCTTATATGACTGAGGAATGCTGTCCTGGTCATATTTAATCTCTACTTTATAATCATAGAGTTCCAGCCCAAGTCGAGAATCCAGTTCTTCTACCATTTCAGTGTAAGTGTCCTGGATTGCTTCTTTAATGCAATCTACCTCTTCTTCCCGAATATTTCCCAAGTTATATGATTCCTTGAGACCCGAGAGCATAACCTTTTTATAATCTTTCATAATTGTAGGGTTTATCTTTATTTCTTTATACAAATATAGATATAATATTTTTAATATGCAAATAAAACTTCTCGGTATCTATGGGTGGAGATAGATTCTAGAAACTTTAGTTCCCCTTTGGGTCTAGTTTTCTTAGTAACACAAAAAAGACCTCTAGAAAAGAGGTCTTAATGGTCCTTTATTTATTAGGCCTTAGCTGGTATGAGAACCGGTTTGTAATAGATATCTCCTTCTGGTATGAGAGGATGTTTGAACAGCTCATATTCCAAGGCTGAATTATCAGGAAACTCTACTAGGATACATATACCGGAATATACTTTCCACCCGGGTCTGTCTTTGATATCATCACTGAATAGGCTTATAATATCTATCCGTACTTTGTTCTCCACTGGTTTTGTACCGAACAATTTATTAGTAAAGTTAAGTACTATACCTTTGATAGTGGGGTAATACTTCGGGTCGTACGTTTGGTACATTGAGTGGCAGTATAGTCTGCTTGCCCGAATTAAAAGGTCTATTTTCTTATTAATGTGCATAGTTATAAAAAAGTTAACGTTACATGATTTTGTCGAATACAAAGTAATTAGTAGGTTCATTCATAGGAAGATAATGAATCTTCTCCATAAAGTCTGGTCCGGCTATAGTTATAGCCCTCACGTTGTTTGCTTCATCATCCTCTACATTGAGAATCATACCGATATTTGTATGAGTATCTGCATGGGCTACTCCTAATAGCATTCCGGGACAAATATCATCCATGACTTGCATATCGATATATTGTCCATCTTCTGATATGGTATCTACATATTTACCATTCTCTACATACTGGAATAGATTGCACCAACCTGTGATAGTATGTATCTTTATTTTAGTTGCACAGGCTGACGCGGATAGAGTTACTTTGCTATTAGTGCATAACCAACCCTGACGATTTACTTTTTCATCAGTGAAGACAATATCTTCCTGATAAGGAGGATAAGGTAACCCGAATACTTTAATCTTCTTACCCTCATTGATAAGTTGATTGATTTTGGCTACCACTTTGGTCGCAGTTAAAACTTCTTTCATAGTAGGTGTCTGTGTTATAGATTGAACTGAATTTCTGCTTTATATCCTGGCTCTAAACTCCCTGCCGTAAAGGGTATACCCAAATAATGAGGATATGGATTATGCCAGATGTTGTGGTTAGATAGTTGTTCAGAAGCTTCCTTGATATTATCTTCTCCCGAGATATAGAATCTTATCTCTTTCTCATTGGCCGAAACTACTTTGAGAAACCCTTGTACAGTTATATTAACTGTAACCTCCCGAGCTTTAATTATTAAGTCCATAACCTTTTAATTTTTGTTTATACAAATATAAGAAATTAAATCTAATTTTGCAAATAAAAATCAATGGTTATCTTCGAGTTCTGGGTCTATTTCTTCGTAGTCTATCCCCTCTTCTATTTCTCGTCGGATTTGATGATGGTCTTCTTCAAAGACTTTTAAGGCACCATGGTAGTCTCCTGTTACGCTATCCAATTCGGCCTTCTTGAGAGTTAAGCCCTCTTTATCTCCTCTATTACCCTCTTGTTTTGTTGCAACAACAACTGGTAATTCTTTAAAGTCATACTGATTTTCTACATATTCTATCTCTTTTATACCACCCTTGTCAGCAAGCTCTTTTTGAATCATAGACATGGCTATATCACGGGTTAGTACTGGTTCAGACTCACCCGTATTGTTGAATTGATTGTTCTGTTGGTTGAAGATATTTACAGTACCGCCACCAGACACTGCCCGTACCAAACTCTGAAGAGAAGTTGTAGATTGTTGCTTCAATCCTATGGCTTTATTGACTTCTGCAGTTATAAATGGAGCATATCTTCCCCCCTGAGAATCCCTGAGTATTTGTAGCTGTTGACTTATTTCCATACGGTCTTCCAGTGCCCAGCCTATGCAAGCTCCCATGAGAGAATCAGCAATTTCATCCATCTTATTACGGTCAAATAAGCCGTTGTCTAGAAACGTTTGTTTCATTTGCATCTGAATAATTGATGGCTCACATTTCAAGAAGTCTGCGAGTTCATTTACTGAATAAACCCTTGACCATAATTTCCCATTGTTAACTATCCAAGTATGGATAACGAACTTGGTCAGATTCTTAAGAGCTTCATCATCTCCAGCATTAGCCTGTAAGGCTAATTGGGTTATACCTAACCCCCTTGGGAATCGTGGAACTATCTTCTGTTCTTTCATGATGTTTGATTTTGGTATCTAATAGTTAATCCCCATGAAAATAAATAAAAAGGCCCTATTATGGCAAGGGCCTTTTGAACTAACTCTTTGATAGTCAGGTTGCTGGATCACCTGAATAGGCTTACCTTCAATTTTGATGAGCTTATTGACAGTTGAAATTCATTTACTTGATTTTCGAACTTAAGCTGGTTACTCAGTGTCAAAAGCCCTGAATATAGCTGGTCTACATGTTTGGGGTAAATTACCTCTATAGTAACTGAATTTAATCTATACTCATAGCTCAGATTTACCTCTTCTTCTCCGGCTGCCTTGTATGATGTCAGAATATTATCCGTTATCATAACAGCCAAGGTTAAAAATGTCCTCATAAAATCTTAGTAACTTTAGAGTCTTGTATTATTAGGATTTACTTCTTTCCCTTTGCTTTAGTAGCCTTTACCTTGCCCTCCTTGGCCAAATTTTGGGCAACTCCGTAGGCAACTACGGCCTCCAATATTGGCCTCATTCTCTTTTCTTTCTCCTTGGCTTCTTTTTGCCTTTCTTCTTCCTCTGCCATAAGTTTAGCTTCTCTTTCCTGGGCCTTTTTACGCCTCTCTTCTATTTCCTCATGAATATTAGGGAATAGGTTTGCCCTGAGAGGTATTACATGAAGGGCAAAGAATGCTGAGAATAATCCATCGGATAAAGGCTCACCTATCTTCTTCTTGGAAATTTGCCAAAACTTATCCTGCTGTTCTTTGATGGCATGCAGGAATTTTTCATGGGTGAACTGCACCTGCATTTTTTTACATGCAGTAATCATGGCCTCAATTCGGTCCTTAAATTCCTGGCCGAATGCCCTCATAAATTTTTCCCGGTTGAAGTTGTAATTGGGTTTATCCAATTTGAACTGTTTTACATACTCTGCAGTTTTCATAGTGTCTCGTTGTTTATAAGTTATTGATTTATTAAGTGTTTTAATGCTGATTCTCTAGTTACCACTTGGAAAAGGTAGCCTATATACCTATCTTCCCAATAAGATAACCAAACTGGGTTAGGAAACCTAAACTTATTCCTTTCCTTTATCGGAATATTTCGAGGCATTCCCGAAATATATAATAAGTGAGGCCCATTAGTATTCTCGATAAATACCGGATGTAACATATTTTCGTCTACCTTAAAATACCCCTTTATGGCATAATCTGGGATATACTGATTTGACCTTATTCCGCAATCGAATGCCAAATCCTCTACTTGATATAATTCAGGATTAATAGGGTATTCTTCTTGGGATTGTACCCCTTCCTGAGATTGAAGGTAGTAGGTTATTTTGGATTTATCAAGCGTTACGCTTTTTACTCTTTCGGGAAACATGGTGCTTATCTTTTAATGGTACATAGTCTTCGATGTCATCCAATCGGTCAGTCACTAAAGCATATACGAATAGCTTAGCAGGACGGAAGAAGAATCTTCTTATATTCCTCTCCGAAATGTAATGGTCGTATATCTTAAAGAATTTTTTCTGATGCCTATGTTTAAGGTTCCGTTGCGTTAGGTATGACCTAAGGACTTCTTTGTGCAACTCTAACAATTCTTTATCTACTTTCTGAATTGCTTTCTCGGGTAAGCCAACAACCATAATCTTTCATATCATTAAAGGGTGATTATACTAAGGGGCCAGAGCCTTAGCCCTGTGCCCCTCTTCTACTATGAAAGATTAGATTGCAACGGATTCCTTGACGAATTGGTTCTTGTACTCCAGGTATTCCTTCTTGGCCTTCTTGTACTCCTTCGAATCCTGGTTCTCGATTCGGAGCATGGCCAGCTCCAGCTGATGAATCTTGTTTCGGACCTGCTGCCGGAACTTCTTCCTGGAGAGTGTATCCTCGCAGTCTGCGGGGTAGATGTACTTGACTTCCCGTTTCGTTACTACCTCCTCGACGAGGTTGGCTTCGACTTTCTCCTGGGTCTTTGAGATGAGCTTGTCCTTCTTGGACTTTTTCTTTTTCTTTTCTTCGGCCACCGGTGCTGTAGCTTCTTCCTTTTTCTTGCCCTTTTTCAGAGCCTCCTTGGATTTCTCCACCTTTTCAGCCTTCTCCTCGATGAGGTTGTTGATGCCTTCGACCAAATCGGTCTTTTCCAGTTTCTGAGCCTTGTTGTTCTTGTTCTTTTTCATGGCTTACAATGTTAAAGGTTTGACATTAAATTAAAATTGTTATTATCTTTATTTCCTAATGCAAATATAGGGGAACTTTTCTATATATGCAAATATTTTTATCATTTTCTTTGAGGTTGTGTTCTTGGCTTCTAGTGTGTTAACCTCTTGTGGCTTTTCCCTTTTATTGTTTATGCAAATATAGATATAAATATTAATCCCTGCAAATTATTTTCTAAATTCTTTAGAGGTTCGTTTACGGTATTGGCTAAAGTAATGTATGGATATATCTGGTGCCCACTTGTACCCACTACTTTCTTCAATGGCTTTTTCCACTACAGCATCAGGGTCCATAAGCCTATCTTTGATTTCCTCTATAGTTGATACTCTTACAGGCTTCATTTCTCGGATAATTTTTTGAGTATCTTTTTGAACGAGGTCATGTAATGGCAATCCTTAATAGAACATTTGCCATCTGGTGTAAGATTCTCGTTGGCCCCGCATTTAGTCATACCAGTGGCTTTATATGGACAACATTTGCGATGTGCTACACATGCAGCCTTAAACTCTACAGTGCTCATACTCTAAAAATTATTCAAAGTACTCCCTTACTTTGGTTAAACGGCATTTGAATTTGAACGGCATTACATAGTCTCCCCACCACCCAGTTAGAGGTAAAATACACCCGATAATGGCATAGTAGTAGAAAGTTTTTGCAACAAACTGATTTTTCTCATTATCCCAAAATAAATATATTCTAGCTTCTTCATCTTTTTCGGGGTCCACATATACCCAATGATATGACAACCTGATAAATAACCATTGTAGTATCAGGATGTTTATCCATCCAAGGATAGTCATACCCAATACTTTCTTCCATACCCAGCTGTTTGTTTGCTTTACTTCTTTTCCCATAATCCGTATGTTGGTTGAACGTTTTTAAGTCGATGATATATGTCCAGAGTTTTCCATATTGACTCTGCTTGTTTTATTACTACATCCTTTGCCTCCCGATGAGTACTAAAGGTATTCCATAATTCCGGAGTGTAGTTGAGACATTCCATACATTCGGGTTCTCCCTGCACATGTTTTACCCTTATGTAGAAATAAACCTCTCGGTTTATTATGTGACCAATACGTTCCCCCTCGAATAGAATCTGAGCTTTTGGTTTGAAGTCGAATACATTTTTACTTCTGGTACCGTGAACGTATTTGTTTACTTTGAATCTTACTATCCCTGCCATATCAATCCATGTTTCTTTCAAAGTATTCGTAGAAGTCCGCATCCTCAGTTAACTGGTCCAGTAATTCCTCTACATCCATATCCAAGTATACTGATGCCCCGGATACTTGCAGAGTTATTCCATAACCATGGCTGCCAGAAGACCCGTGAAGTTTTAACTCCCTGGGCTTGTCTCCAGTATATTCATCTCTATAATGAATAATACCGTTTGAGTAATCGTAGCTCTTTACCTCTGATAAATGTCTTGACCCGTCCCAATTTTTCCAATGTGTAGTAGTATCAGGAGTATGGGGTACTGTTTTAGCATCCCACAACATGCAGACTACGCAGAAGGCTGATACTCCCATTATCATCCTCTTTGCAGCTTCCCAAAGGGTCTTGGCCTCATCTGGTTCTCCGTCTGGTGTGTAATATCTTTTCATAGTTTCAAATTGAATATCCAACAAATAAAACCGAATATTAACAATACTATTGAAGCCGTACCATACAATATAAATAGGGGTTTAGCGGCTTCCCACATAGGGTCTCTCTCTTTCATAATCTTTTTCCGGCATACTTATTCCGGATTCTTTTTTCAAATGATTTACCTACTGATTCTCCATTTTGGATATCCTCTTTGAACATCCTGAAGTCGAACTCTGATACCGAGTTGTATTGGTATACCTTTTCTCCTTTGAAGGTAATGGTGATATCTCGGGTTTCATCATCCATTATTACCTTCTCAATTCTCGATGAACTTGTAATATTAAATGTCTCTTTCATCATTACTGTCTTTTAAGCTCAAAAGTGTTAAGTCCCATAGCTACCACATTATTTTCTTTCCTGAGTGCTTGACAGGTGAAGAAAATATCCCAGAGAGTGAAGACAGAATCAGAACTCATTTCCATTAAGTCCTCTTCCATCATATAGAGTGTACTCATTATGGTGTTAAACCATCTTTGATTTAACCCATTTACCAGCATGTTTTCAATATCTTCATACCTATTGTTGAAGGTATCTCCTTGAACTCTTTGAAAGGCATATATGTATTCTTTTGCCATTGATTCTACTGCTTCTAGAGAAGTACCATAGCATGGAAATATAATTTTCCATCTATCTAAGCTCTTATCCTCTAAAAGGGATTTCAGCGCCTGAATATGCACATCCATAATCTGATTCCAGATTTCCTGGGCAGATAATCGCCTTTGCAATTTCAGTTTGATACAACCTCGGTTTATTTTCATTTTAATCCTCGTTATAGATATACAGAATCTGATGGTTCCTATCTAACTCCTTTTCCAAATACTCCCAATGAGTATTGTGGTCTATATGGATATTGACCCTATAATCATCCATTTCTTTGGGTAATAAATCCAGATAATCTTTCAAATCCTTTACAGTAGTGAATTTTGGTTGTCCCATACTTATTTTATTTCGTTATGCAAATATAATAATTATTATTATAATATGCAAATCAATTTCAGTGGTGTTGTATAGGTTAGTTCAACAAAGAACCCCGAATCTATATTAGGTTCGGGGTAAGAGGTTTCATAAACGATTGCCTATCGGGTTAATCCTCCTCTTTCTTTGTCTTCTTTTTCTTCTTGTCCTTGCCTTCTTTCGAAGGTTTGTCGGCCTTCTTTTCCTTGGCCGACTCTTCTTTCTTGGGAGCAGCCGCCGGAGCACCTGATGCCAACTCTGCAGCATACTTCTTGCCCTCGGCCTCGGCCTTCTCTTTGGACATGGTCTTCAGAAGAGTACGCATCTTCTGACGGTACTTTTTCTTCTGGTCAGAGGTCATCTCCTTGCCGTCCACGGTAGGATAGTCGTAGGCATTTGGGGTACTGGTAACCTTTTCCTTCTTGGGATGGGCTTCTGGCTTCTGATTCTTTTTAGCCTTCTCTACGGCCTTCTCTTCCGTAGCTGCCCGGGCCTTTTTGTTCCCGAGATTGATGATGTCTATCCACGCCTGGATTTTCTTTCCATGCTTCTTATGGCCCGTCCAATCTTTTTTG